TCGGCGTCGCCTTCGATGGCCCGCACTGCGTCGATCCGGTTGGCGAGGGCAGCCGCCTCGTCCTGAAGCTTCTTGAGGTTGTCCATGTGTCGTGAGACTCCTGCGGCGGTATTGCCGATGGAGTCCACAATCGCACTAGGCCCGTGGCCCCTTGCAGAACCGCACTTCGGAATGTGTTGTTTTGACAAACGCCACTCCGCGAGCGCCGCACCTCGGGCAACGAAGATACCGCTGCCGCTCGTTGCCGACCGGCCTGCTGGATCGGCACCGCAGACGCTCACCGCACTGGCACCGCACGTCAGACATTTCTCAGCCTCAGTGTCCACGCAGCAGCTGCGTCACGCACGAGCGAACGCATGGCCTTCTTCATCTCCGGTTCAGCGTCTTGGTCGGCCTCGACTGCTGCGGCCTGCGCTGCCAGCCAGGACGCATAGGAACGCTGGGCCACGACCGCAGACGTGGCACTGCCGTACGCGGGCACATTTACTGGGCCGACCTCGTAGAGGCCGGACGCCTCTACGATTTCCCTGATCGACTTGCCGCCTTCGTCTGTCGTGAAACGCTCTCCGTTTCGCGGCGACACGGTGAAGGCGAATGAACTGCCCCGCAGATTACGAGACCTGACGAGAGCGAGAACGTCCCGGCCTGCGGATGTGTCCGGCGGCTCGACGACGTAAGAGATGCCGCGATCATCGGCAATGATCTCAAGAGTTCCGGCCGACTCACGACCGAGCAGCATGTCGCTGTTGTGATTGTAGTAGCTCAGGATCTCGCCCTTGCCACGCTGGCGGTTGAGCACCTTGTCGAATGCACCGGGCAGGATTCGCTCCCGAAAACCACCCAAGTCGAGCGAGAGGCGGTTATAGGGTACAGCCAGCCCCCTAATTGCTTCCCGGCCGCTGGCACGTGTTTCGGTGACGAGCTCGCATTCGGGAGCCTCATCCACTGGAAAGCAACGGCGTTCAATTTCCATCTGTGTCGTCCTCCTCGGATTGGTCCTCTGCCTCGTCGGCTGGGCTTTCCTCGGCCTCGGCCGGTGGCATCGGCTCCGCGGCCTGGTCCTCGCCCACCTTGTCGAGCGTGGTCATGTTCAGCTGCACGAAGTGCTTGTCGCCCTCTGGCCCGATTGGGTTAAGGTTCTCAAGCTCGCGGATCTCGTTCACGGTCATCCAGCCGTTTTGCAGGGCCGACACGTAGTAGGCCGACCGGCTGGCGTGATCGCCACGGAGCAGGCCCGAGACGCTGTGCTCGGCAAAGTAGGTCTCGTCGTCCACGATCAGGTCGCGCGAGATCGCCGCCTCCCACCGCTTGAGATGCGGCAGCAGGCAGTGCTGCACAAACTCGGTGCCCTGCACCTCAATATTTGAATACGTGCTGCGGGTCAGGTCTTGGATCATGTGCGGTGGCACGCGAAACGCGCGGCAGATCTCAATCACCTGGTACTGCCGAGTTTCAAGGAACTGGGCCGCCTCGTTGCTGCCCGAGAGCTCGTGGGCCTTCACACCGTTGGGCAGGACGGCCGTACGGAAGGCACGGTCTGGCCCACGGTGCATCCGCTCCCACTGCTCGCGGAGCCGCTCGGACGCCTCGGCCGGGATCGGGTTGTCCGACTCCAGCACGATGCCGGGCCGGGCACCGTTGCCGAAGTAGGTGGACCCGTGGGCCTCAAGAGCTTGAGCCAGGCCGATGGCATTCTGGAAAATCTTGTACGTCGGGATGGGCTTGATGCCGTCCTCGGTGGTGAACCGCAGGGCGAAGATCTGATCCTGCGAGTAGGTCGTTACCTTGCCGCTGGGCTCCTTGTACCTGTACCGCAGCCGGCCATCCTCCAGCCGCTCGGCCTCCATCCGCGAGGAGTGCAGCGGCCACAGCTCCGAGACTGCACCTCGAGCACCTGGGCGGATCTCCGCGTAGCTGGCACCGTAGTGCAGATACATCCCGGTCATCCAATCCCGGAACTCCTGTGCCGTCTGCCACGGGTTCGGCTGCATGTGCAGGAGTCGGTAGACCGGGTTGGCCGGGGCCTTGGCTTTGCCGCCATTGGCCAGCCGCTCGTAAACGTGCAGCGGCAGCGAGCTCACCGCGTCAGAGATAACCCGGATGCAGGCCGTGTAGGCCGAGCAGGCCATTGAGTTGTCGGCCGTGACGCGGATGCCAGACGGTGTGCGGCTGCCGCCGTCGCCGTGCCACTCGATGCCACGCAGGTCGATCATCTTGAAGTCGGCGACAGCGTTCTCACTCATAAGACTGTGATGTCCCAAGATTGTGCGGGTGCTGGGGCGGTCGAGGTCGCGTGGATGCCGAGGGCCATGATCAGGGCGACGATGCCGTCGATCCGCTCTGTGCTCTTGGCCTTCGACGGTTTCTTGTTTCCTTGGTGATCGCTCTGCACTGCCACGTTGGAAGCCTGCCACGCCAGCACGGGGTGGCCGCCGTGCAGCAATTTGCCGCCGACCACAGCAGCCTCCAGCGCAGCCGTAGGGCTCGACATAGAGCCGTATCCCTGCCCAAAGCCTAGGACGTTTATGCCCTCGCCTTGCAGTTGATTAGTGATCTGGTGGGCGTTCCACCGGTCGATCGCCACTTGCCGGATGTTGTATTTCTTCGACAGCGCCACGATGTCGGCACGCACCTGGTCGAAGTCCGTCACGTTGCCGGGCGTGAGGTGCAATTTGCCTGCCTTTGCCCACATGTCGTACGGCACACGGTCCCGTTTCACCCGGTCCCGCATGTTCTCTTCGGGAATCCAGAAGTGTGGCTGGACCCAGAAAGTGCCGCCGTCAAGCGGGAACAGCAGGCAGAAACAGGTCGTGTCGTACGTGGTTGCAAGATCGAGCCCGGCAAAGCACTCGCGGCCATCAAGCACGACAGGGCACGGCTTGTCTCCCTGCGCCCAGTGGGACATCTGCAAAAAGCGCGTGTCTTGCTCGGTCCACATATTCAAGTGAAGCCGCTTGAATGTGTTTTCCTCGCTTGGCATGTCCTGGGCTCGCTTGCACCTTACTCGCAGGTCGTCAAGTTTCACCGACACGCCAAGGTTTGGATTGGCTTTGCGCCACGCACTTTCCGCCGTCCAATCATCTGAAACATCGGCGGCAAATATTGCCGGCAGGAATGTTGGGTCTTTTATGGCGCCATCACGCACGGCCAGGGCGTACCGCCAGATCTCCCAGCAGATGCTCTTGCGGTCATAGCCCGCAGTCGTCAACGCCACACACAACGGCTGCCTTCTGGCACCAGAACTTGTGGTCATGACATCCCATAGTTCTCTATCGGGCTGGGCGTGCAGCTCGTCGAAGATAATGCCATGGGCGTTTAGCCCGTGCTTGGTAAAAGCCTCTGACGACAGCGCCTTGTACGTCGTGTGCGTTTCCTCACGCACGATAGAGTTGCGAAACACACGCAGACGGCTGCGTAACTGAGGCGAGTTCTCGACGCAGACCTTCGCCATCTCAAATACCAAGCGGGCCTGGTCCCGGTCGGCGGCACACGAGTAGATCTCGGCCCCCGGCTCGCCATCAAACATCAGCTTGAGCGCAATGCCAGCGCAGAGCGTGCTCTTTCCGTTCTTGCGAGGAATCGCCAGCAGGCTCGTGCGGTACTGACGTACGTTGCCGTTCATCGTCCCGAACAGCTTGCCGATGTACTCTTTCTGCCACGGCTCGAGCATGAAAGCCTTGCCACCTAACTCGCCCTTACTGTGGGTTAGGTGCTTCTCAAAGAACCGCACCGCGTCCTTGGCAGCAAGCGTGTCAGGCGAACATTCGGGCGTCTTCGTCGTCTTCTTGCGGGCCTTGGTCAACAGATGAGACCCTCGCCAGTGCAGATGCCGTTAGGCCGAACTCCGACGCAAACTTCAGCATCTGGTTTCGTGCGTCACGCTTTCTGTTCCACGCCGGGTGATTGCTCACCCTACCTTTATCGTCCATCAGAGTTGTGCCGTTGGCCTTGAGCTCCTGGTCGGCCTGCACCATGTCGGCGAACGAGTCGCAGTAGGCCGCGAGTGTTTGCTGGTGCCTCGGGCTCATGACCTTTGACGCCTCAAGCATCGGAACGATCCTGTGCCACTCGGCCGACGCGACCTCCGACAGCCACGCCGGCGCCGGCGGAACTCCGGTTGGTGCGTGTACCTCGGCCTTGTGCGGCCCCCTAACGCGAGAGCCCCGCAGACTAAGAATCGCTTTAGGCGTTGGCTTCCTTCCCTTACCCATCTAACCGGCCTCCAAGTCGACGATTGATGGGACGATTTATTTCGCACCCCCTGTTTTCGGCCGCAAAACTCAAATTTCCAATTTCGGCCATGCGTGTTCTCGGGTTACAACCGTGGTTCGCCAGACCCCACCCCCCCGTGATGGGGGCCACCCTCCCCCCTCCTCGCCGGTGGGCGCTCGCGTATCGTCTTCTTTGAGTGACACGAACGACATCGACACGCGCCGTTGTTCACGTCGTACCGCAGGTCGGGCCGCTCGGCCACCGGCACCAAGTGGTCGGCATGGTTGGCCTGGTCGATGCGTCCACAGTCCACACAGGCCCAAGCGTCACGCGTCAGCACAGCCTGCCTCCACTTGCGGTGTCTCTGGTCTGTGTAGCCGCGGGCCGATGCGTTGGGCCTAGCAGTGTCGTCACGCCTGCTGTGTGTACGCAGGCGAGGCGGGCGATAGCTTGGCATCCTGCTAGGCATCTGGATCACCTCTGCGGGCACGTGCCTGTCGGGCACCGCTTACATGGGCACGCCCACCGTGAGCCGTCAGGACGCAACGTGTAGCCCTTGCCATTGCAATCGGGGCATACAGCAGGGGCCGCGGGCTTAGCGGGCTCGCGTGGTGGTGCTGGTGCCTCCTCAGCAAGGGAGGCATAGGCCACGTTCACTGCACCAGCAGTACGGGCACGCTCCTGCTCGAGCAGATAGGGATCAGCTGAGAAGGAGGCCAACGTGTACAGCAACCAGTGCCACATCACCACACCTCATTCCTAAGCTGCTGGTGCCCATCAGGTCCTAGCACAGCGTGGGCCAGGTGCACCTCGTCGGGGGCCTGTGGGGCAGGCTCAGCGAATAGCAGGGCAGTCAGGCCGAACCGTGCAGCCACACTGGCCACCTTGGCCAAGAACCGCAGGACGGGCCGCTCGGGCCTCGGAGGCGTGGGTCTCAGGGGCGACTCTGGAGCAGTAGCCAGCCACCACGTGAGGGCGAGAGCAATCACGCCGGCAACGGCCATTTTCTTGTGCTGGTCAGACATTCGACTCGCTCCACATGCGGTGCAGATAGAGAACCACAACAGCCCCAATGATTGAGCCCACAAACCCGGCTGGACCTGTGCCAAACGGCAGGCCACCCGCAATGCTGCCAACGCAACCAATGGCGATGGTCGGCAGCCAGCCTGTAGGCAGCTTGGAGGGCAGCAGGGCACGGGCGATGCCGCCCACGATCGCCCCAAAGATTGCCCACAGGATCAGGTTCATTGTGCGAGCCCCCAGTCGGCGTTTTCGAGTCGCTTGTATTCAAACGTGGTGCCAGAGATGGCCCACGAGTCGCCCTGACGCATGGCGGTCTCTATGTTCTCTCGGCTGGCCCAGAACGAGCCGTCGGGCTGATCGCTCGGCCACCGCGGCCCGGAGACCCACGATGTCTGCCAAGAGTTTTGGATGAGCGCACCATCGCGGCCGCCGCCGTTCTTCTGGTGCCGGATTCCCCAGACGAGCATGGCGTGGCTCCACGACGTGCCGCGTGTCAGGAAGCCGTCGGAGTCACGCTGCCGCGGCGTCGGGCCGTAGCCCACCTGCGAGCAGACGGCCACCGGATAGCCCGACTCCAGGGCCGACGCCAACTCCTCCCACGTCTGCACCTGGGCGACCGCGTAGCACTTGTTTTGGTGGGCCAGCTTGGCGAGCTCGAGGGGCACGCCACGCGATCCCCACTCCCGCGAGAGCGGAATTGAGTAAGTCGTAAGATCAACGGCGTCGTATTTCTTTCGGAACAGCACGCCACCGACTTCTGGCACCTTGCACTTGCCGGAGATCCACCGAGCCGCGCCGAATCCGGTGGCACCGTCGCCGCCAAACTGCGTGGGCTGGCCCATCCCAAACGTGCGAGCGCCGCCATAGATCGGCTCGGTGGCGACAGCCTTAGGCGGCTCGCCCTTGCCTGCCAGCCAATCGGTCGCCAGTGCCGTCTGACATCCCAGCCCAAACGCCATCGACACACACGTCCCGGCAGAGCCCTGATTCCAGCACGTCCAAGGCTCGCCGTACGTACGCTGATGGGCTTTGTTCGTTGCCCGGTACAAAAACACGTCGAGGCCCTTGGCCTGGCGGACAGCGTCGGCACCGGCTTCCTGAAACGTGGGCTTGTCGAGCTCCCCGAGGAACGCCCGCACGCCCACGGGATCGGGCTCGTAGCCAAACGAGTTATCCACGCGCCGCAGTAAGCGGTGTGCGTAGTGGTCCACGATCGCCCCGAGCAGCGCCGCGCAGACGACGAAGGCGAGGGCCGAGAATGTCCAGACTGCCTTGCGGTGGCTCATCAGTCAGCCTCCTCGCCGATCCGCCGCACCCGCGGCAGAACGCGAGGCAGGACAGGGCCGGGGCCGTCGTGCCGACACTCGCACGACTTGGGGATTTGTGTCCGCAACTCGCGGATCTCGATCAGCAGCGAGTACAGCAGCACCGGGCAGGCCACAGCAGACGTGCCAAGGCACAGCACCGCGGCCAGGTGCATCGCATAGAGAGTGTTGTCCATAAGCTCCCACAGGAAGTCAGCAAACCTCATCGGACGCTCTCCTCGGCCGCAGTGGCCAGTTGGCGATACGCTGCCACCCACTTTGCTCGAGCAGCTGCGTCTAGCGGGCCGCCTGACGTGCCCGCCACCTCGTCCAAGAACTTCCCGGCGGCAGCCACGGCGTGCGGTTGCTCCTGCGTCAGCCGGCGGGGCAGGAATCGGCCCTCGGCGGCAGCGACCCGCACATCCTCGACCTGCACGCCCGAGGTGATCCGCGGCTGCTGTCGGCTGCCGTCGGCCTCAAGAGCGTCGGCGATGCCACGGCACAGGCCCGAGAACGCAGCTGCGTCGTCGGCCGCGTGCGGCCCGATCCACTTGCCACGCAGCGAGAACTCGCCGCCTGGTGCTGGTGTTGAGTTACGAGGCCCGTACTCAACATAGGCCGCGACCAGGGCCAAGGTGAGCAGGACACAGGCTCCGATCAGCTTGTCTCGGCTCATTTCTTGCTCCCATGCAGGAGGTCGAGCCACAGCACGTCGACGGCCTTCGCCGAGTCCTCGTCGAGGGCCTCAGTGGCGGCCAGCCGGTCGCGGACCTCGAGCAGGGAGTCAATGGCATCACGGGCATCCGGGGCCGCGGGCGGCTTAGGGGCAGCCGGTGGCGGCACGAGGAACAGATCCTCTGCCGAGAAGGACTTGGGCAGAGGATTGCTAGCGCCGGCCTTGGGCCAGAACAGAAACGCCAGAGCACCGGCGACGAGTAGGAGCGTGATCATGCAGACCTCGTGATCGGAAGGAGAGACTCGATCGCACCTGAAGCGATCGCCAGCACGAGCGTGCGAGTGGCCGGGCGGATGACAGTCCAGAACGGGTACACCGTGAGCGGCACGCACCTGTCGGCAACGCTGTCGAACAGCGCCGCCACAGCGGTCAGCACCACCACCTTCTTCTCGGGGCCGCTCAGGCCCGAGATCGCATCAAGGCCCGTCACCGCCTGGTGCAGGAGGTCGATGAGCAATCGGCCGAACTTCTGCCACGTCATCCCTGCCGTCGCCTGCTCGCGGGCAGCCGACAGGAAGGTCGTGATCTGCATCACGATGTTGTGCAGGTTGTCAGCGGCGGCAATCATGCGAGTGGTAGGCCCTGCGTTTTCGGTCTCTACCAATCTGGCTGTATCTCCGGGCTGTCTTGCAGTTCGTCGGGCAGGGAATACGAGCGCAGCTGGAAAAACTGAGTCTTCACCACTCGCCGCTCCTGCTCGGTCGCGTCGTCCCAAGTCGCACGGATCCGCTGCGTGGCCGCCAGGATCTCTTCCGGTGTCGGGTCTCGCTGCTCGCTCCGCTTCGGCTTAAACCGGAACCGCCGGTCGTGCCGAGGGGCCAGCGGCACCACGCCCTTCAGCCGGATCAGCTGGTCCTTCGTGATCGTCCAATGGGTGCAGATCGCCACCATGGCGGAATGGGAGTCCCACTGCATCCGCAGCAGGTTGAGGTCAATCGTCGCCGTGTTGCCCGCCATCGAGCCACCTCATGACACAACGCTGCGACGGGTTCAGGTACAGCTGCTGACCCGTCGCATCGGCAATGCTCTCGTGGTACGTCACGTGCTCGCAGTCACGGCCGTCGTACCGCCCGGCCAAGTACGCGTATGTCCGGTAGATCGTGAGCCCGCCCATCGCGCTACACACCGGCACAGGATCGCTGCCGACCGGCGGCAACCACTGGTGCTTCCAGCCGCCGAAGCCGGCCGTGTAGTCGTCCCAGTAAGAGTTCAGCCGGAGTGCCCAGCAGTCGTAGTGCAGCCACGCTGGCACGATGCTGGTCTCGCCCTCGGCGTTTGTCTCGTACGCCGGATGCTGCAGGAGCGACACGCTGGCCATGCCGTAGGCTTCTGGCATTTCACGCAGCCACCCAAAGCCGTTCAACACGCCTTCCGGTAGCCAGCCGCCCCAGGCGTCGAGGTCAATCACCACGACGTAGTCGGTGTCCGCCGCACAATCACGCACCCACCGCTGACAGGCCGCCCGGTACTCAGCCAGGGCCTCAGTGCGTCGGCCTGCGAACTCGGTGGAGAACTGCTCGCGGCCCAGCTGCTGACTCGTGAAGGTTGCCTGCCGGTGCCGGCGGCAGAAGTCGGCGAGCACCTGGTCCGTGGCGTCTTCGTTGTCGTTGGTCTCGACGTGCAGCTGCCACTCGCCGCAGGCGTCACCCAGCCGGGCCGCAAGCTCGAGGTTGGCTGCGAGCTGCGGCGCGCAGTTGCGGGCCAGCCCGACAATGGCGATCCGGCTTTCGGCGAGCTCGACGGCCCCAAGGACGACCTGTTCGTCGAACGATGACCGGAAGGGCTCGGTGGGCCGCACAAGGTGCTCAGGGATTTTCACCGTTTCACCTGCGTCAGAATGCTTTTCAGCCACTCGGTTCGCTCCTCCATCGGAAAGACGCCGCACGGGTGGTACACGAAGTCGCCCTGCTGCCAGTGGCCACCGACTTCGTCCCTCGCGTTCGCCGGCCGGTTCCACACGCACGAGTTGAAGGCCCGGAGCGGTGCCACGGTCAGTACGTCCACGCCAACCGAAGCGAGCTCGCCGAGTAGGGTTTGCCACCCACACCGCAGGCCCACCCACCGGTCACGCTCTTCGGAAATCGTCTGCAGCAGAGCGCGTGCCTTGGTCGTGTCTCGCCATACCATGCTGCCGCAGTTCAAGCGGTTCCACGACACGATTCCTTCCTCGCACACCGTGACGTGCGGCCCGATGCACGCGAGCTCGTGGATAGGCTGCCGCATGTCTGTGATGACGGCATCGCAGTCGAGCGTCCACAGCATGTCGAACCTGTCGAGGTAGTGGCACAGCAGGTCGACTCTGGCCACCGCCTGGTCGTACGGCTGGTTGTCGCAGATCAGCGAGTACCCGTGCCGCAGGCAATATTCCAGCTTGTTCGGAACGGTCAGCGCCGCCAGATCGGCAATGTTCGCCGACACGCTCGTTACGAGTGCCACGTTCACGTCACACGCACGGTCGTACGTGCCTCCGTGCCGTAGCTCTTCTCGATCACGAGCCGCCGGACCTGCTTGTCGTTGCCAAGCACAGGCCCGATGGCATCGAGCACGGCCTTCGCCACGTTGTCCACGTCCGGCAGAGGAACAGCCGGAGCCGACGGCTTGAGACCCTTCTTGCTCAGGTGCGACTTCGGACGCACGAACACGGCGTCGATCACGACCTCTACAGTGGCCGTTGTCGGCCGTAGGCCGGCGTCGACCGCTGCCAGCTGCAGTGCCTTGCGATAGGCGTGGATCGGGTGCTTCGCCTCGACGTAGGCGTGGCCGAACCCGCCCCGCGTCGAGATCTTCGCACGCGGTTGCGCGACCGGCTGGCCTGGAACGCTGAACGTGATGGACATGCCGCCGATATTGGCGGCCGTGTCAAGCTAAACGAGCCAACAGCGAGCGAAGCGTGGCGGCGCGACTTGCTTCACCGGGCGTTTCTCCGTAATCCGAGTAGTACGCCACAGCCTCCCGCTCCTCGTCGGTGAGCCGCAGGCGGGCGAACTCCGCACGGGCAGCGGACGTGCAGGCACGCTGCACCTCAATCTCGGTCGCCGCTTCGTCCATCAGATCAGTGGCTGGCACTGCGTTCACGTCCTTGAACCAACGCCGCAGCCGCTCGCAAATGTCGCCGGTGCCCACAGCGGGTAGCGTCACGGGTTTATCAGTCCCGTCGCATCCGCGACCGCATGAAGCGGAATCTGTACGGGCTTTCGCCGCCGGCGCGGCGTCATGATTTGTTCGCTCACGCTCGCGGAGCATAGCGTCGGCGTATTGGTAGCACCGCTTCGCGGCTTCGTCTCCAAGAGAGAAGTAGTTGTTTGCAAGCAGCCCCGTCAACGCCGCAGCGGCGAACGTGTCGCGGTCGGTCATTTCTGTCTCTCCTCACTCCGCCAGAGGCATAATCACGCCATGCACGTCGCCGCACTTGAGCCGCACGGCATCGCCAGGCTTCGTCGCTTGGATCTCCACGTCCGGCTCGCCGTCCTTGGCCAGGCCAGCCAAGAAGTCGAGCACGAACTTCGGGTCGAGCTTCACGCTGGCGGCGTTGCCGAACTCGACGATGTCGCACGTCACGCTCGACTCGCCGGCCTCGCTGCTCTGGGCATGCAGGTGCATGCCCTCCTTGGAGAACGAGAAGTCGACGCCCTTGCTCGACTCGCTAGTGGTGATCGCCGCGGCACGCGTCGCGTCGGCCAGCACCGTACGGCTCACGCTCGTCGGCTTGGCTTCGGTCTTCGGGAACACGTCCCGCCACCGTGGGAACCGGCCCTCGACCAGCCTGGCCGTCACCACGGTCGACCCGATGGTGCACACCAGCGTGTTCGTGCTGGCCTCGAGCTCGACGAGCTCCTCGCCGCCGGCCTCCTTGGCAATCTCGGCCAGCATCTTGGCCACCCGCTGCGGGATCAGCGTCTCGGAGTCGTCCACGGCCAGGTCGTGCTCGGCCTCGGCCATGGTCAACCGCCGGCCGTCGGTGGCCACAAACGAGACCGTGTCGCCCTTCACCTCGACCATCACGCCACCCAAAGCGTAACGGCTGCTCTTCAGGTCGCAGGCGTCCACCACGGCACGCACCAAGCCGGCGAACTGGTCTGCCGGTAGCTTGATCCGGTTCTTGGCACCGTCCGCCGTCATGGTCAGAAACTCCAGCGGGTCTTCCGTGGGCAGCGTCCACGACCCACGCATTGTGGACAGCACGCAGCTGCTGTCCTTCGGCGTAATGGTGATCTCATCGTCCCGGCACTCGGCCAGGATCGACCACACCCGCCCAAGCGGCAGCAGCAGGGCCGGGCCGTCAAACGGCACAGCGGCCGTCACCTGCACCTCGAGGTCCGTGCCGACGACCTGGCCGCCAGAGATCAGCACGTTTCGCAGAATCGGCTTCGGAGTGCGGTCAGTCACCGCGCTTTTCACAGTCGATAATGCCGCCTTCAGTTCCGCGACGTTCAACACGATGCCACCGCGATTTTTCGTAGTCGTACCCATGATGTGCAAAATCCTTTCGCTTAAGGGAAACGCCCACGGCGATGCCGAGGGCAAACGTCAATCCGTTGACCAGAACACCCGTTGCCAGAAAAACCATGTGTTCGATCGTCATGCGTTCACCTTGATCCCCCGCACCGCGTGCGGCTTGCGGCTGATCCAGCCCTTTTTCTCCAAGGCGTCAAGGTGCTGCGTCACGCCGTGCGGCGATTTGATCGACAACGCCTTGGCGATCTCCCGCACGGTTGGCGAATA